TTCTGTGGGAACTAACACATTTCCGTTGAAAGCGACATCAGCACTAAAAACAGCAGAGCCATAAAAGCCTGATTTCTCCATAAAAGCAACTGGTCCGGAAACGGTTCCGCCATCATTTCTGATCAAATATCGTGCGTCAGCTTCTTCCTGCGTGATGCCGCTCGCTGGCGCGTCTTGAGCCTGTGCATTTCCCTCAGCATCGAAGCCAACTACTTGTCCTTTGGTTCCACTGAGTTTATTCTGCTTGTTTTTTACTTCTGCAAGCGCTGTATTAAATTCATCTTCTGTGCCGGTATAGCCGCCATCCTTGGCGGATTCATAGGCCGATTTACCGGCCCCTGCCACCAGCTTTCCATTTACTTTGATTGCCATTGTTCAACTCCCTGCCTAGTCATCATTTCGCTTAGGGCGCTGTACTCCTCTGGGGTCAGCCTGTCCGCCGCCAGATACACATCCATCTTCTCCTGTAGGCCTTCCGTCCGGCCTCGGTCAATCAGCAGCTTGCAGAGATTGTATACAGTAGACATAGAGTCCTTCCTTTCGCGTCATAAGGTGGTAAGTTCCAGCATACACAGACGTTCCTCATGGTCCGCCAACATATCAAGCGTTAATATGGTTTCCTCTTCTTGATTTTGCGTATTATCAACATATACCCCAAGGTTGACAGCCAAGTTAAAAAATGCATCATCAGGAGTTTCACATACCCGCTTTTGAAGGGAATAAATTGTTGTAGCAGAGCTGGAAACCGCAAGAAATTTATCGTCTGCATAAATTATTTGTGTCCATGATTTTGAAGCTGGAAGTGTGCCAGCCGCCCACGTTATTCCATCTTTGCTGTAAGCAAAAGTATTTTTATTTGCGGCAACAAACTGTCCATCACCAAATGTCAATACAGTGTAGGTATCAGTCGTCGGCAGTGCTTCCTGATTGAACCAGGAAATCCCGTCCTCACTATATGCTGCTTGCCCGTTATTACCAACGGCCACAAATTTTCCATTACCATAGGCAATTGCGAATTTATTATCACTAGTTCCTGTTACTACTGTGCCTTGCGTCCAGCTAACTCCATCTGTGCTGTAATAAGGTAATGTACCAAAAGCGACAAATTTTCCATTACCATAACCAAGCGCGTTCATACTAATATAACTGAGAGTTCCGCCGGAATACCATGTAACTCCATCTTGGCTATACACAAAACGGGTATGGGACGAGTCAAGATAAAACGAAACAAATTTATCGTTTCCATAGCATAGGTTTTCAAATGTTCCTGTGTAAGGCATCGTTGTATGCGACCAATTTGTGCCATTCTCACTGTACAGGACAAGGTTGGTGGTAGGCCCTGTTACAACAAATTTACCGGCTCCAAAGGCGACCGCTCGCGCTTCAAACGGTACCGGAAATGCTGCATGCGTCCATGTGATGCCATCTGTACTCACAAAGGCCCCCATTGTGTACGCCCTGGAAACTGCTACGAATACTCCGTTTCCATATGCAACGCCTTCGCAAAGTGCATCTGTTCCAAGAGTGCCTATTTTCCAGGACAAAGGCAGTTGATTATACATCTCCGCTGTCTCAGCGCTGAGAAGATCATCTTTGCTTAGAATAGGCCCAACAACATTATCCTCGACATAGCCAAGAATTTGCCCTGCGGAGCCGTCTGGGAGACTGCCTCCGCCAGAACCAGACTCCTCCGTAAACTCAATCGTGTACGGGCCTGCTCCAAGGGATTCGGACATGGAAGCATTCCCGCTTCCGGCCACAGTAATTGCCTGATTCGCTCTTGCGATTCCCTTGTCAATTTCCGGTCCCGTGTAGGCCCCGCTATACCCTTCCGTTGTCGGCATGTTATCCCTCCCTCATGCAGAGATATGGCTCCCCATCAGCAGTAATGTAGGCTGTGCTGCCAACAGGGATGTAATAGTGGTTGTCGTTCCAGCTCCCGTCTTCCCCCTGTGCAAAGAGGGAAATGCGATAGCTCCCATCTCCGTGTACCAGATAATCATCGTACACCTCGAAACTCCGCTGTGTGTTCGCCGGGGTGGCGGAGAAGGACGCGATCAGCGCCCCCTTCCCCACGCCGTACTCCTCCCCAGCCTTCGTAGCCCGGCACTCAAACGCCTGATAGGGAATATCCGACTGAAACGCCACAATGATATAATCAAAGCCAGACACAGCGGAGACCTTTTCCCCGGAAATAGAAAATGTCAGCTTTGGGGCCGCCATTATGCCACGCTCCAAATGCCTGCGGCGGTCTTGACGAAGACCTTGACAATCTTCACGCCGTCTCCGGTAGACGCGCTCTCCAAATCGGTTCCGTTAATCGTAACCTGGATATTGGTGGTGGCGGGATAATTGCCCTCGTTTCCGCTGGTGTTGATGGAGCCGCCAGTGGTGGGGATCAGTGTGCCCGCATCCTGCTCGCTGGAATTGGCAGGAACCACGCAAACCTTGTACTCGTCAAACTCCACGTCGGAAGTGAAGTTGATGATGGAGGTGTTGAAGCCCGTAATCTTGGAAATCTTGCTCTTGTCCGGGCCGGTGACTGTGACCACGGGAACAGCGGTGTTGAGGGTAATATCGTCGGTAACTTCGGCGCTCTCGTTGCCCACATCGTCACGAACCTTGATGTGTACGGTTTTGAGGCCGTCCCCGGTGGTCAGGTTGACGCTCTTACTGGTGGCGAAGGTCTCCCAGCTGGCGGACGCTTCCTCCGCAACACCATCAATTCCCCAAATTTTCATCTGGTAGCCGGTGGTCTGCTCGTCGCTGACTCCAATAGTCAGCTTTACCGCTGTACTGGTCGCATACAGTGCTCCATCATTGATTTGCAGTGTTAGGCCAGACGGTGCGGTAGTATCAAGAGTTAGGTTAAAATAGCTTGCCATTTACTGACTCTCCTTTGTGTCAAGTTGGATATATACATAGGCCCCTGGCCTTTCATAAACATTCTCGCTGCCGGCCATGATGGTTTTAATCCCCATCTCTCCCAGCATCAAGGTCTCTATGGTCTCTGTTCCTGCATAAATCATTTTGCTACCCCCGAATCAGATAGAGCGTGGTTGGGTTCTTTATGGGAAGCTCCTCATATTCCTGCCTGTCCATCACACGAATCACTGATATCTCCGGAGATGATACATTGCCAGACCCAGAGCCGCCCAGAATCCACTCCGCAGCGCCGTCCAGAATGCCCAGAAACTTTCCTTCGTCCTCTGGGGTAATCTCCGGCACTCCATCTCCGGGCGGTCCCTGTGGCCCCTCCGGGCCTGGTTCTCCGTCAAACTTTCCGGCATCCGCGTCATCCCGCACGCTCTGCGCAATCTTTTCCGCCTGTTCGGCGGCTTCTAAAATCTGACTGTACACATCTGGTGTGGGAGGCTGCGCGTTGCTGCCCAGCGACACGCCCTCCCGGATTTCTCCCAGCTGCGCCCAGATGGTGGGGAGAACGACTGTGCCGCCCTTTGTTCCATATACGCCAACCGACAGGTTTCGTCCTGGATTCTCCAATACCTCCCACGGAATTTGGCACTCGTTGGAGTCGTCCAACACCACGGAAATTTGATCGTCGCCCGCGTGGAATACCGCCGTCCTGTCCAGGCCATCCCAATCCGAGTTGAAGGAAAATCGAACCGTGTAGACATTAACGGAACCACTGGTCACGCCCTCTTTTGCGCAGACTTCCAAATATATTTTGTTGGCTTGTAAATGGAACATGACGCCCTCCTCACGTTTCAGACATAGAAAAGGAGCACCTGATAAGGTCTGCCTTGTTCAAATTTGCACCTTGTACCGCTTGTCCTCTGATAAGGGACAAAGATATCCAGCATTCCAGTCTGCGTCATTCCAAGAACGACACTGGAATTGGATGGTGTTGGACTGCTTGTGGTTAAATACTCTATTTCTGATGTAATCATATAATCGTTTCCACACAAAGCGGAGCCTGTTCCAAAAATGGAAAGCATGAAAGCTGATCCATCTTCATAAGGAGCACCATTGCTTAAATAAACCATGACTGCTATCGGGAAACCGGTGCCTGCATATGTTACTCGAATTTGGTTGGAACCAGAGCCCGTTATTTCTGATGCAAGTATCTTGAAGAACTGTCCTGTACCACTCACCTTTACCCCCGCCTCGCTGGTAAAGGTCTTTCCAAATAGAACGTCTGCGGCGGTGGCGTTGCCGAAGTCAGATGCTGGAATACGAAAACCATATTGAATCGGAAAGCGCGCAACATGACCAGGATAATTACTATTTGAGTAATTGGCTACACATTCAATATTTCCGTCTTTAAGAATGGGAGTATAACCACTTCCGGACAAAACAAAATTCGATGTTTCTACAAGCGTCCCCGTCACAATCTCGCCATTCTGGTCAATCAGTTGTTTCCCCTGTGCCATATCTGCCGCCGTGCCGGGATTTGTCAATGTTGGAAGCTGCGTCCCCGTCTCAATCGCCGCGATTCTCGCCGGGAAATCATTGGCAACAATAGGGTCGGACGAGCCCTCTTTTGCTCGAATGGCATTCGCAATCGCTTTCAGCTTGTCTCCCTGAGTACTCAATAGCTCGCCTCCCAACTGTCCAGAATCGCCGCCTGAATAGAGGTATCTGTGTAGCTCTTCGCGGAGTCCAGAATCCCGTCCGCGTAAGTAAAAATATCCGTGTTCTTGTTCCCGGTATCATAGATGCTTTTCAGCATGTCGCCGGAGCCGATGCCGTCCGCGCCATTGTACACGGTAAATGTTCCAATCGCTTCATCGTCTGAATCGTACATCGTGTAGGTGTCTGTGGTTCCCGCCGCTCCGGTGCCGCTGGTGCGTGTGATGCTCTTTACAGACGTTCCCTGCGGGCCGACCGGCCCCTCCGCCTGAATGGTAGTATCTTCATAGGCCCCGGTTCCGCTGTTCCACACCTGCCAGAAGCCCGTCTCCTCGTTCACCTGGGGCGGGTGGGCTGTTACCTGCGCCGCCGCTTCTGCGGTCTCTGCGGCCTCCTGCGCTCTTTTCGCCGCATCCACAGCCGCTTGTACATTGGCGTTAGCTGCTTCCTTGGCAAATGACGCAACCTGCGCGCCCGTCACTTTGGAAGCCACTCCCTGCTGCTCCGCGACAAAGAGGGAGTCATTGTCGATGCTCTCCACTGCCGGGAGCGTGCTGATATTTTTATCGGCCATCCGGGTCCTCCTTCTCGAAAGCCACAATCCCCTCCAGCGCTTCCAATGCTCCAGGAGAAATGCGAATCATATCCGTGTACTTGGAAAGGTCCACCACCGGAAATGTAATGCTGTCCTCCTGGTCCATCATTTCATCTCGGCGCTTCAAAAATTCGTTTAGGGCCTCTGAGTTCTGGAACTTGTAGTTTCCATTTGCCTTGATCTCTCCACCCATGTCGCGGACCAACGCCTGGTCCATGTTATAGACCGTCAAATACTCTTCATCCAACCGGGATTTCAGCTTTGCAAGCTGTCTCGCCGTCTTAAAGGGAAACGGGATTCCCGCTAACTCCATCATGGCTTTATGCGCTTCTGTAATCTTTCTGGGGGTCATACCGTCAACTCCTCAATCTTTCTTTCCAACTGCTGAATTTTCGCCGTCAGCACCGCGACAAACTCTCCATAAGAAAGGCCATACCGCCCCTCTTCATCCACAGACAGAGCCGCGAAATCATCCAACGGCATCCCGATTTCATTCAAAATATCCTCCACATCCTGCGCGATAAAGCCCAGGTGACGCTTGGCTTCTTTCCCTTTATAGAGAAAGCTCACTGGGTTCAGCCGGTCAAACAGAGAGATATATTTTTCAGCAACATCATACCGAATGTCATCCTTTGCGTTTCGGTCAGAAGTCACATTCAGCTCCACATCTGATGTAAAGCGGTTTGCGTACACATTGACGGCATTTCGGGTGTCCAGTGTAATATTGGTTGCCACAACGACCTCGCCATTATCGGTGGTCATACGAACGCCGCCGCTGGTGGCGACTACTTGATTTTCACTGACAGCTTCAATCATGCCCATGCCATAGGTGCGGGAGCCATTGTAATCGTAGCTGGTCACATATCCGATGTAACCGCCCAGGTCCGCTCTATCGCTTAAATCCTCGTAAACCCGCATCTCGCCGCCCAGCCGGATATATTCTGCGGAGACCTCGCCAGTCAAAATATTGTCTCCGGAAATCATGGTGGAGCCATCGGTCAGGCTGGACTCAAACACCACATCACCAGTAAATCGAATGACCTGCGAGGCAACCGTAACGCCGCCCACAGAGAGATCAATATACGAGCGGTCTGTGCCGTTTTGCACCGTGAGTGTGATGTTGTTCACCTTTTGCGAAATCGTGGAAACCTGTCCATTCAAACCCTGCACTGTGGATGTAATGCTATCCAACTGAACGGAAATGCTGGACGACAGACCTTCAATCTCGTTTTCCACTTCCAGACGGATTTCTTCCGCCGTTTTTGTGATTGTGGAACGGGTCTCTGCAATCTTGCGATTAAACTCCTGCGTCATGGGACCTGCGGAAGGGTACTCGTCCTCAAGCTCTACTTCTCCGGGGGCGGAGATGCTTGGGAATCCCTCTCCGTCGTCCTCAAGTCTGGAAATGAAAGAATACAGGCCGCTAACAGTCACGCCGTCTCCAAGTTCAGCCGACGGGTCCAAATTGGCCGCATCCGCGGTAAACGACTGATACTCATAGCCTTGCAGCTGTGAAAGAATCGCGTTGACCATCGTCTGGGTTGCGTGGGGACAGGACGCCGTGATTTCAAGACCTGTATCATCCCCTGCTGTCAATACATTTTCATCATCCACCATCAGTGTCACACGGGAGATGGGCTTATATTTCCCGGTATTCTCAAAGCCTGTGATGTCCAGGCCAACAAAGAATTTCTCAGACAATGATTCTGTCACCTCCAAAGGTGATGGTGTCTCCATGTTCATCCACCAAATAATTTGTTTCCGAAGGGGCCGACAGAAGCGGAACCAGATACAGCGTGTTTGCGTCTGTTATCATCCAGTTCCCCGCATGGGCGGCGGCGATAAAACACAGCTCGTTCCGGATGGTGTAATCATTGGCCGGGTAGTCGATGGTGTAGTTGGCGTCCAGCGCCGTCCGGCTGTCCAGCGTTACTCCCAGAATGCGGCAGAACTCCGCAACAGCGTCCGGCATGGTCATGGGAAATTCCAGGCTCTGGTCCGGCTCCCAAACCACCTCCGCCTTGCGCATGGCGTCATAGGCTTCCAGCGTCCAATAGCCGTCGTCCTCGCTCCTGCGGTTGGTGAAGAATGTGCCCTTCGGAATCCATTCGGAAACCTGTGTCCCATTTTTCAGGCGGATATACCGCTTGATGGTCGCCGCCTTTGGAATGTTGTCCGCAAAAAGGCTGATTTTCAAGCTGGCGGTGTATGCGTTGCCAATTCCGAAATCCTCAAACAGGCCGTTGCTGTAAGAGTGCTCCACTTCCTGATCTGGACCGTACTCAACGCCATTAATCTCAAACTTGTATTCCCGCTCTGTGTTTGGCATCCTCCAAAGGCTTTTCCACAGTTCGCTTGTCGTCTGTGCCATAGCTACACCTCTATGATATTGAAAGACGCTCCCTCCCAAATATCAGTATCGCCGTCCCATACTTCACTGATATTGGCGCTGAACGAGGAACAGTAAAATGTCTTGGTCATGGTACCATGTAGATCACGGTATGTAGCTGGAAATGTGGCGGAGCTTAAATCGTCATCCAACTGCGCTAAAAGATTTTGGTTCATTTCCAGCATGGTATAAGACAGCTTTCGCTTGGTTGTAATTTTATGGCGGCGCATTTTCCCATTTTTTGTGCGGATCGTTTTATCGCTGTCTAGGTCCTCCCTGCTCCAGCCAAAGCCTTTGCTCTTCACATATGGGGAATAGTCGTGCCCGTTAATTTTCAAAATCTCCATATCCACCTCAGAAGTTTAGAACCGGCTTTCCGGCTTGCTGTGTCATGCGATTGATCTGCGGAACGATGACCTTTGCAAGTGTACGGCCGTCCACCACAAGGTTGATTGTCTGCGTTCCGCCAGATGTAATTCCAATTTCTCGCATTGCCTGCACCAACGCCTGCTGAATCGTATCAAGCGGCGCTTCAATGTTGGTTCCGCTCCGCTGATCTCCTAAAACTGCTAGAAATTCGCGGTTAGGGGGAATGACGGCACCAGTAGCTAATGCAGGAACTGAACCGCGCGGCAAAGATATATCTCTAGTTGCGGCTCGGTAATTTACAGAATACTCAGCAGAAACCTTTTTTTTCGTTCCGCTGAATTGACCTGTAATCCATCCAACTTTTTCTGATACCCAGCTAGAAACACTGGTCCAAATACTTTTTAAACCATCCAGCAGTCCATTTAAAATGTCTTGTCCAAGCCCTTTCCAAAAGTCCAAAGTAAAATACTGAGCAACATTTGTTTTCCACCAATTTTTGATATTTGCCCACACTTCTTTGAACTTATCTAAAATGAAATTCCAGTTTGGTGCAATCTCAGAAAAGGCAACTGCGCCGATTCCAGCAAGCATCATACCAATACCAACGCCTTGCATCCCAGGTACAAACATCATAATTACGCCAATTACAAAGAGGAATCGACCTATTTCATGCAAAATATTCGATAATGCCAAAATAACATCTGTTTTTAAGAGGTCCCAATTAAGTGCAGTTTCGCCTACAGCAAATAAGGAAATTCCGGCAATTAAGAATCCAACGCCAAGTGCAATCCTTCCAACGCAAAGAAATACAACACCAATAATTGCAAGCATTTTCCCAACTTCTACTGCAATGTTGCTTAGAACTGTTACAATCTTTTGCTGCAACGTCATGCCATTATCATCTTCCACAGAGGCTACTTCAAACAATGCAATGCCTGCAATTATGAGCGAAACCCCTTGCAATAGTTGTCCCATACAAATTAGAACTACTCCCAAAACAGCAATGAGAGGGCCTATTACTTTTGCTGCTTCCAGCAGTCTTAACTTGATATTTTCCGCAAAATTACCTTCATCTCCTGCTGCTGCGCCCACAGAAAATATAGAAATTCCCGCTAGAATCATGCCAATTCCAACCAAAAAATGGCCTGTAATAACAAGAATTACACCTATAACCGCAATAAACGCTCCAACAATTTCAAGAATTGTATCTAGCCCTCTTTCCACTAAAGCTGCTGCCAATCCTGGATTTGATGTTGCTGCATCCCAGATTGCAAGGGCACCCAGCACCATAAGACCAATTCCCAGAAGAACATGAACTCCTGTAAAAGTGAGAATTGCGCCTAGTGCCAAAAGCGCTGCACCCGTAAACAATTCAACAATCCCCAACAATTGGTCACTGATCGAACCGCGAAAATCAGGTGAAATCGTATCTAAAGAACCAGTCCCCCCACCAGAACCGATAGAAGAGCTATTAGATAACTGATTGATCTCGTCAAATCCAGCCAATGATCCAGCAGCTTTTTCCGCCGCAGAACCCACACTCTCTATTGCATTTGCCTCGTTATAAAGGTTTTCTGCTGCTTCCGCAGACTGTTCAGCTGTTGTACCAAAAAGAGCAGAAACAACTTTTGCAACCGCAGAAACTATCCTAGATAGCACATTTACAAATGCTGTAAATGCTGGTATAATCACGTTTACTAAGGGCTGTACTAATGTAAGGAGGGCTCCCTTTAATCTACCGATGGCCGCAGTCGCTTCATCATTGGTTTTAATGACCTTTCCAAACCATTCTCGCAGAGAGGCAAGTCCCTGAGAGATCACTGTAAAAATCAACGCGCTTCGTACCACTTCTCGTAGTCTCATGGAAAACTTTCCTGCGTTCTTTTGCATCCGCTCCATGGCCTGTGACATTCTTTCTGTGTTTGGTCCAGAAGATGCAAGTTGTTTTTGAATATCTCCCGCTCTTTCTTTGGTCAGATTAAGGGCAATGTTGCTTTTCTCAATAGAAGCATCATAGCTTTCTACCTTTTTCTGCACAGCATCCCATTCTTTTTGGAGCTGCTTTACCTTTTCTGCCTGTTGATTGATACTAGAAGATGTGAAAAACTCGCCACCGCTTTTCATGCTTTCTAGTTTTGCTTTTGCAGCATCCAGCTCTGCACCAAGCTGCTTAGATTGTTCAATCAACGGCATTTGTTGTTGCTGCTTAATATAAATCTGGTCGTTTAAACTCTCAATTTTTTTGTTTAGTTTGTTCAGTTCTTGTTGCGCCTTTTTATTATCAAGATCAACATCAATTACGATAGAGCCATCAGCGGCCATAAGATCACCACCTTAATTTTTTGTGGAGGGGAAAAATGGATGCTATTTTAGGTCTTTTATCAATTCTTGGTTTTTTTGTTTCATTTCTCTTGTTTGTGGTTGCTTTTCTAAGAAAGAAAGCGAAAAAGAAATGGGCAATCAATATGGCTGTTTTTTTTGCTGTTTTTCTCTTTGCTATCTCTTGGCCTTCTGAACAAACAAATACAGAAAACAACACTTCCAGTCAGCCCGCAGATGATAGCAAGCAGTTGGAAACAACTGGACAGAGTGTTGGGATTGATGGGGTTTTAAAAGGAGACTGTTTTGATATCTCCATTGTAGATATCAAGTGGACTGATGCACTTGATACTTCTTTGGGAAAGATTACACCAGAAAATGACGGGAATGCTCTACTTTGTATAACTTTTTCTGCAAAAAACACGACTGATGGCACAAAGAATGTCGCAAGTGCAGGTTTTAACGCCTATGTAGATGGGAAAAAAATATTGCCACGGGTTGTAGTTGGAAGTGTTAACGATAAAATGGTGTTTGTGGGTGCCATTTCATCTGGAATGGAATTGGTTGGCTATTCCGTTTGGGAGCTTCCGACAGACTGGAAAGAGTTTCAAACATCTTACATAGACGCCGGAACAGCGTTGGAGAGCGAACAGCATTTTTTAATTTGTAAAGAGGACATAAATTAGCAAAATCTCTACCGTTTCAATATGGAGTTGTTAAAAAACCAAGTTTCTTGACAGCTACCCGGCCAACCCGTATAATAGCTACCAAGAGGTGATCGGGATGTTAGATGAAAAGGATTTAGAAATTATTGCAAGACTAAATCAAGAATCCGAACGGCGCATGATGGTCATGATGGAGTCCTATTTTGAACCCAAATTCCAAGTTCTTTCAGAGCGGCTTGACGACATTGAAAAGAAGCTGATTCCACAAGAAGCTATGGACATTATGGAAGATCGCGTGGATGATCTTGAAAAGACGGTGGCTATACATACCCGGCAAATTGAAGAATTGAAAAAAGCTCAGTAATGAATTCCTCAGACGGTGCCTGTTTCGGGTGCCGTCTTACTTTTTGTCCATGCCTTCAAAAGCTGTTGCTCCGTATCGGTGTACTGTGTTTTTAGGTCAACAATATCCCGGTTTTTCCTATAAAACTCTTTGTCTGCTTTATCCAACGGTTTTCCAAGCGCTCTTTTTTCCCGAATACGAATGATCTGCGCAAATAAGCAGTCCCCAATTTCCATGTAGGCACCTAGCCAAGTCCACCAATGGACTCCTCCTGTATTGGTCTGCGGATCATATTCTTTTGCCCGCACTTCATATCCAAGGACTCGGTTGATTGGGGCAACAATCATAGAAAAATCATGTTTCCAGGAAATCAGCTGCGGCTGTTTTTGTTTGGATATTTCTTCTCTTCCACCGTTAATAAAGCGAAAGCACTCCTGAATCGCCGCGTCATAATCCGTCAGTTGGTCAAATTCCACATAGAAGATTTGGAGCACGGCAAGAGCTCGTTCTTGATCGTTGAAATCTGGGTCGTTCAGAATTTCAAAAATGTCAAGGATGACACGATAATCATAGCGAATAGCAAGCTCTTCTCCGTCTATTTCAACGGTTTTTGGCAGCCCATAACTCATACCGTGCTCCTTACTTTAGCTTCTTTGATACTTTTGGTACTTGTTCAGATACTTTTGGAGCTTGGGATTCGTGGCTTTCTGTTCGCGCGCGAATGAAGTATCAATTTCATCCATCACAGCCAGCATGAGATTACACCACACCGGAAGCCCGTTTGCCAGAGCATAAACATTCATACCGCCAAACAGCACATCGCAAACCGCGTTGCCAAACACGCCGTCAATGATACCGCGCATTTCAGCATCCCGCTCTTTTGCAAAGTCAAAGATTTCCCGCTTGTCTGCAATTTTTTCAATTTGTGCTTTATACCCTTCCTGCTTTTTATCCAGTTCTTCAAAAGCGGAGTAAAGCTTTTCCACAAAGTTGCTGTCAGTCGGGTTAAAAGACACCTCACACTTTCCATTCAGGGAATATGTAACAAGTCCGCTGTCAAAGCTTAGTTCTTTCACGTCTTACACCTCGTCTGGAGTAAAAGTCACCTTAGCGCCGGAAACAGACGCCGTTCCGGTGGTTCTTGTACCACCCATGGTCACATCATAGGGCATTCCAACAGAGCCGCCGCCCTCGCCGCCCAAGCTGGACGGCTTAACCATACAGGCGGAATATCGCTCCGCAAACGCGGCGGTTTTGGCTGTGCCGGCATATAGGTGGACAATCAGCATATCCTGGTTTGCGAGAGCAGCAGCATTCTGCTCCTTGATCGCCAAATTCCAAATCTTTGTAATGGCGGCATCTCCAGCATCCAGCTCACTGGGGTCAAAGCTCTGTGTGATGATCGGCTTTTTCATGCTGGTTCTGGTGGTACCCAAGATATCCTTTGCAGATTCCTCCTGCCAGTCATATTCCATAGAGCTATCTGTGACGCGGGTTCCCAGAGGGCTCCACTCCGGGGTCGATTCTTCTCCGGTGTTCAGATAAGCAATCAGCAATTCTCGGTCTACAGTTTGACCAGCCGTCGTATTAAATTCCATATCAGGCATTGGTTTCTCTCCTTTCAAACGCCGACTTCATAAGTCAGGCGCATTAAAATTTGATAGTCTTCATAGCCGCTTTCAAGTGCGGCCAGCTTTGCGGCCTGTGTGGTAGGCTCCACTTTCAGTGCGCGGATTCCCTCTCCAAGCTCCGGTTTATTCGTTCTGGCCCAGTCTCCGAATCTGTTCAACAGCTCGACAGCTTCTAATCGTGCATCTATGCTGTCTCCCGGTTTGATTCGATAGAGCATTTCAAACTGATATTCCGCTTGATATCCGCCCAGAATGTATTTGCTTGTAATGTAAGTTCCCGGAATCGTGGAGAGAGTCATTCCTACCTCAGCGGACTTTGCCATGTCCACATCTAAAAATTCATAGTTGATGATGGCAACAGGCTTGTCCGGAAAGGTATTTGCCCAAACCAGCATAGAACGGGAAATTGTTTGAACCTCTGCCGCCGCAGCCAGCACTTTAGGCTGTTCTTTTTTATCAGAGATCATTCTTCACCGCCTTGTCTGCTACTCGCACCCACTTCTCAAGGTTTTCTGACTTGCTAGCCTCGACCCAGTGGGATTGGGCCTGTGCGTGCATCGATTTGTTAAAAACCAGGTCCTTATCTGTGACCACCTTTGTGCCGCCTTTTGGCGCGTAGCTGCTTCCCGTCTCGGGATCAACCATCAATTTCCCGTAATATAGCATCCTGGATTCTGGCCCTGGATATATAATGCGAGGCCCGTCTACTTTTGTTCTCCTATCCAAGTCTCCTGTTAAGGCAGGAACGTAAGGAGACGTGTCCTTCCGGATTTGAATAGCAAGAGTGTGTTCAGCTTTTGAAGATGCTTGCATCAATTTATCCTTGATTTCCTCCAGGCCTTTGGTGTGTACCGTGAGTCTCAGCATTTCAAGCACCTCCCACTTGAAAGTGCGACATATCTCCGCCAAAATCCTTGAAGTCCACCTTACTCACATCGTAGACGTTATCATATGCCGCTTTGATGGTCTGCACCGTCCAATCCGGGTGTACGGCCTCCCCTTTGACGAAAAAGCAGTCGCGGCTTACAGAGAGCGTCCACAGGCTGTCCTTGTCGTCAGCGTTCCAAAATTCTCCTGGTCCGACATACCGCTTCTTTCTGCCTGTTAAACCATCCACAGCATCAACATTGACCGGGATATACAAGGTAACGGCGTCCGCCCCTTCCAGGCCGCTCTTGTTCACATTAGCGCCCTTGGAGGCGTCCAGGAGTACACCACGCAGAACAGTGATGTGATTGACCAAAGTAGGATCAAATTTGTTTTCCGGCAGCTCTATACTCTTCGTGTTATAGAGTGTAACAACGTGCGGAAACATGCTCATGCGTAGTACCCCTTCGCTTTCAAAAGCCCTGTCCCGGCCAGATACATCTTTGCCGTGGACATAAGTATCTCCTGTGCGCTTTCTGCTGCGCTCAGCGCATCTTTGGCGCTTGCCCCCCCGGAACGATAGGTTTTGGACCAGTTTCCAACGGTTTGGCTTTGTAGTTCCCCGGAATCTCCGACAGACGCAGATAAGCTTTTGCTTGCCGAGCTCCTTGCCGCGTCAATCGTCTGATAAGCTTCAGCGATTGCACAACACGCCATTTTTACTGCGTCAATATCTGCGTGTTTTTCAGCTCTTCCTGCTGTGCAGTAGTCAATATAAGAACTTGCCCGAAGCGCGAGTCTCGGAAAATCAGATGGCTCAATAGATTTCCCGAAGTACACATACGAATAGAACTCGTAGCTTGCATAAATCATGAAACGGTCCTCCGGAGTACCGCTAAAATATCGGCCTTTTTCATGGAGCTGTTGACACCCTCCACGCTGTTCTCCACAGCATAATCAAGCATTTCTGCCCGTGTCATGCTGGAGAAGTCAGGCGTGGAGAGTGAAGCCGCGCTCAACAGCTCATTTAACCCCCCGAGGCAGCGTCTGGATTTACAGAGGCCACAAACAGGCCGTTGGGATCAGGAAGGACCGGGATAAACAATCCGGTGGCCTTCGTCCACACCGCTACAGGGTCAGGCGTCGCCCATTGGGTGATCGTAATTTAATGACTGACCGTAATCAAATGCTTACGCATCTCCCTGTATGTATTGATTTGCAAGGCTTTTTGATGCGGCCGCTTTATGTTCATGCGTGTTTGCGTTGGTATGCTCGGTTATGGTGTGCGCCAAATGTGCGCTAAAAAGAGAGGCCAGGGCACAAACACCCCGGCCCCTCCTGTCAATTCATCACGTATTGAATTAGAGCGGATGAATCTTGCACATACCGGGCAAAGGTTCGCTTTATCCATGCTGCTCCCTGGTCCTCGCCCATGCTATCCAATTCTGCCAGGGCAGCACTCGCTCCGCCCGGGTAGCCGTGCATGGTGATATACTCGCAATAGCGGCGGAGGCCGTTGTGGGCTTTCTCGTTTTCGTCCTTTATCCATGAGGACAGATGGAACAGCATCACACCCCGCGCCGACAGCATCACTTCCGGCTTGCCATCCAGCATCATTTCTCGTACATCCGGATTGTCCTCTGGAAACGGTATAATTTTGTCCATGTTGCTCCTCCCCGTTCATTTCTATTAGCAGCTTCACGGCCTCAAGCCGGGTTTCTGGCGTGGCGTTTGGGTTGTCCCTGATCTGGCGGAGAGCGGCAAGCTGTGCCTCCTGCTCCCGCTCCTGGTGGGCTTGTTCTGCTCTCTGGCGGCGTTCTTCTTTAGTCATGCTGTGCGGCCTCCTTGTGTAAAAATTCCCGGCGGATATAACCCGCTGTGCTGTCAATGTATTTTGAGTATGGGTAATCACTCTGTACTTCTCTCATACGCTTGATAGCGCGCTTTAACTGCCCTTTCGTGGCATTTTCCAGGTTGGCCCGAAGTTCCGGTAAATCCTTTTCTTGCTGCATATAAAGCATCATAGCTACAAGAGAAAGATACTCCGCGCCGCCCTTGCGCTCTATGGCGTGGACTTTTTCAATGAATTTGCGTTCATCCACGCTCAGGTCAGACATTTTCAAGATTTTTCCCCTGCCTTTCCGCCGTTGCCTTCATCGCTTCTTCCAGCCTTTCCAGCGCTGCCCGACTCATGCTTGCGCCTCCCCCTGCCCCTGTTCGTAGGCCGTCCTTGTCCAGAACAGCATAAAGCGAATATATCTCCTCATAAATGACCGCTCCCAATGGTCGTCCTTTCCCATATCTGATAGCATTTGGCGCGCAGCCTCCTCACTCTCTGGAAAAGGCATCCGCTTCCCGGTTTTGCCTCTCTCGTAACTCTCGTTCAAAATCTCCACGGACTTCTCCATAAGTTCCTTTTCGTGAATGTTAAGGTTTCGGCCCGTTCCGGCCTCCTGATATGCAATAAACGCTTCCGCCGCGGTGGGGAATGTAATCATACCGCCGCCTCCCTTGCCTCGCTTGCAATAGGATGCTGCACATAAAGCACGCGCCCAAACCTATACCCTTCTGGCGGGGCCTCCCGATTATCCGCCACATTGAATAGCGTACCGTCTTGCAGTTCAACGCATACATGGGCCAAATCATCCCACACGCCAACGACATAATGGGCAGGGCCTGGGTTTCTGTCACAAAATATGCTGTCCCCTCTTTGTATGCCAATATCGAGTAAAGAGTTATCGGGAATAACGAAATAAAACTCTGGTGTGCAATTCATCTCTTGCAATCCTCCTCATTTTCGTTTACAATGGAGGCGGAAACAGCCGTTGTACTCTGTTCCGCTTTGCCGTCCCCGGTGTTACCAGCACCGAGGGCGGCTTCTTTCTGTTCCTGCTCCCGCAAGCGGATAATCTCCATCTCCACTATCTTTTTGTTTTCTGGTGTCAGCCTGTCAAAACGGGCTTCAAAGCATTCACACGCTTCTCCAGGGTCCAGGTGAGCCCCGCAGAAGGGGCAGGTTTTGTAATATGCCATCACGCTACCACTTGGAACCGTCTGGCCTGTGAGGTCTTGACATACTGCTCATACATAGCCCCGTGTTCGGCCTTAAAGGTCTTACTATCAAACCGGCTGGTGGTGTAGCGCGTCCACTTGACCTTGATTCCCTCCACGCTCATTTCCTCGCTATCGCCCATAGCGGCCTTGATTTCCTGTTCCAGCCCGTCCATGAGGTCTTGCAACTCGTTCATCATCTTCCTCATGTCGGCGTACTCTTTGACTTTCGCGCTAATGGTTTCGTTCATCGTATTGACCTCCTGTTTTTATTGAGGGAACTCCGGCGGCGGTGGTCATTAGGGCTGTGGCCTCTCTGCTTCCCATTCCCCATACCGTTCCGCCCTTATCCGTGATCTCGGTGTTAGGCTTCAACGATTGCCGGTGTCTTTCGTTTGTTCCCTTGTTATGGTCTTATTATACATTGTACAATGTATTTTGTCTATTGACAATTCGCCCAATCTTACACAATGTATCTTGTCCATTTTTTACATTGCATAATGTATTCTATTGTGTTATTATGGCTATGCTGGAAAAGGTGGGCGTATATTTAGCCCCCCAACATACAAAGGAGGCGTAGCATGGCAGAGAAGAAGCCCGGCACTTATACAGGCTATACAGAGGCCCGAAAAGCAGCAAACGCAAAGTATGAAGCGGAAACCGTTGAACGGATTTCTTTGGTGCTTCCCAAAGGTAAAAAAGCAATTATAAAGACCCATACAGACAGCAAGGGCGAGAGCGTAAATGGATTTATCAACCGCGCCATTGATGAAACTATGAGGCGGGACAAGCAAGAGGCCGGGGAATGATCTCCCTGGCCTCTCTGTTGTCTTTGACAAAGGGGGTAACGAAATGTGACACCCCCAAATATACCTCTATTTCGCTCTCAGAGGCCGTATAAACGATTCTGGCCCCTATCCGGTTCTCTCCTCCCCTATCAAGTCCGCAAAACCGCGCTGTGGACAAATAAAAGCGGCACCGGAGTACCGGCACCGCCTGTATGTAGTTACTGGGCTTTCTTCAACTCCGCGACTTCACGGGACAGTTTCTTAACAATAGCCTCTAGTACCTCAATCCGTCCATTGGTAATAGCTAAATCTTCCGGTGTAGGCATCTTCTTTAGCTTTTCATCAATTCCGTCCAACTTCTCGTAAATGAGGTTAATTTTTTTCGTAACATCATTTTCGATGGTGAGGTTTATCTTTGCGGTCTGGCTCTCCATCATCTGTCCAACGGCTTCCAGCAGTTCTTCATTGGTCATTTGCATCACCTCTTTTCCTATTATAATGGTGCCGGTATTCGGCTGTCAAGGTAAAGCTGGATGGCGGTCCTCGGCCCTCACTTGGCAGGCCCACCCAGCTTCGAGAGATTTAGAGGGAATACCCGGCTCTTCCCCGGTCCGTCCGTCGCACTCTCTTGTTCCTTGCTGTGATTATAATATAACACTATTTGCACCAATAGTCTATTGACAAGTTACACATATTTACACCAATATATTTATTGAATATTACTATTTACACCAATATACTTTCGCGTTATAATAAAGCTACAATGGGAGAGGGAGCACAAAAAAATAAGCTCCCCCGGAAGGGAGAAGCATGGCCGTTTCAAAAGCACAACAGGCATCTGTAAATAAGTATGTGAAATCAAATTATGATCGAATCAATGTGACTATGCCAAAGGGGAAACGAGAGACCATAAAGGCCCACGCAGAAGCCCAGGGAGAGAGCGTGAACGCCTTTATTAACCGGGCTGTATCGGAAGCTATGGAGCGGGCAAAAAAGGAAGCTGAGGACAGCAACCACTAGCATACAAAAGCAAGAGAGGGAGCCGCCCAGATGGGTAGCTCCCCCTTTTTTAATCCTCCTCGTCCAGCAAATCCCGCTGGACCTCAAAGAAGCTGTCTGTAATCTCTTCCGCAGCTTCCTTCATCAAATCAAAGATCGTCATATGCTCCCCCTTTCTCAAAACTGCAATACAGGCTTTCCCGCCTGCTGAGTCATGCGATTGATCTGCGGCACGATGACCTTTGCAAGTGTACGGCCGTCCACTACAAGGTTGATTGTCTGCGTTCCGCCAGATGTAATTCCAATTTCTCGCATTGCCTGCACCAACGCCTGCTGAATCGTATCAAGCGGTGCTTCAATGTTGGTTCCGCTCCGCTGGTCTCCCAAGACAGCCAGGAATTCCCGGTTGGGGGGAATCACTGCGCCACGGGCAAGGGCTGGAATTTGGTGTGTGCTAATGCGTGGAGTGCTGACGTTCCTCGCAGCCCGGTCAATCGCGTTTCGTTCCACCGTGACAGACGCTTTGCGGTTTCCAAACAGGGAATCCCAGATACCGTTAAACCAGCTTTTCAACCCTTCCCATGCGTTGGAAATACCCGTCTTTATACCCTCCACAATGTTTTTGCCAATCCCAGTAAAAAACTCCCAAACATCCGCAAATGCGTCCTTTAGATCATCCCACAATCCGGAGAAAAATTTCTTCCATCCGGAGAACACGTCTTTGATTGCCTTCCATGCCTCTCTAAAATCGCCGGAGAGCACTGCCTTTACCACGGAAAAAATGCCTTTGATCGTGTTCCAGATATTTTCAAAGAATGATGTTGCAAGGTCCCATGTGTTTTTAATTCCCTCCCATGCGTTCTCGAAAAATCCGCTGAGAGTTTTAACCACCGGCGTAAAAATCACCACAAGTGCGCTCCAAATCGCTTGGAAGTATGGTTGTGCGGCATCCCATGCGCCTTTAATGGCCTCCCATGCGCCGATAAACACGGCTTTTATACTCTCCCATATTTGGGTTACAGCGTTGCGGAAATCCTCATTTGTCGTCCATAGCGTCATGAGAATGGTCACGAGTGTTGTAATCGCTGTAATGATGATGCTAATGGCATTCGCTTTCATGGCGGCATTTAACCCCGTAGTTGCAGCCGTCGCGCCCGTCAGCGCCGGAACCAGCGCGGACAATGCGGTGATGACTCCCTGAATCATGCTTGTCGCTTTCCATGCAAGGAAGCCCGTTCCAATGCCTGCAATGATGGAGAGGATTGTGGGGCCATTGTCAATAATGCCAGTAATAAAGCCGCTGACAGCGTTACTGAATGCTGTCCAGTCCATTTCCTCAGACCAACTCAAAAGCGACGCTGTGATCTCCTGAATGGCCGGTGTGATGGCTTCCAGAATAGGAGCCCCGATATTTCCTTGAATTTGCCTCCCAGCTTCGCTCAGGTTTCCCATGACATTTTCAAGCCCATCTGATTCCCTTGCAGCCTGTCCCATTGCACCCGATAGCTCCTGTGCGTCTGTAACCATTTTCAAAAGAGTCTGCTGCTTTTGAATTTCTGATAGGTCCATAAACTTTTTTCCAAACAGCTCCATAGCTGCGGCGTTCCTAGTGGTCTCCGTAGCAGATAGACCAAGCGCGGCATCGTTTTCATAATTGCCCTTTAAAAACGACATGAGCTGTTCTGTGGTGTCTTCCAAAGATCGGTCATAATATGCTGCTGCGTCCGCTGCTGCGGTTATCGCATCTTCCATCAGCGACATTGACTCTAATTCCGTGCCGCCAGACGAGCGCGCAAAGGCATAAATGGAGGTTGCCGCAGTGTTGAGGCGGGTTTCCAAAATACCGGTTTCATCCGCAATACCGGAAATAGCCTCTGTCGCGGTGGATTGCATCTGTCCAAACGTCTGCTCATACTGTGACGCTTCCGCTTTCAGCTCTGCAGCGGCGGAGACAGAGCCGGAAACAAAGCCGCCAAGAGCATCCGTCAGTCTGCTGAATCCAGACACAATAGCGTCTGACAAAACATTCGCCTTCAATATGTCGCCAAAAGACAGACTCGCCTTTTCTGCATCTTGGAAGCCGTCTGCAACATCCTCCGTTTTGCCAGTCAGGTTTTCTATCTGCTTTTCCGCTTTTGAAGTGTCAATGACAACACCAATTGTAATGGAACCGTCATAGCCTGCCACACAATCACCTCTTTTTGTACTTGTCTATATACTTGCGCAGCTTTTCATTCCGTTCTTGCTGTGCAGCGCGGATGATCGGTGTCAGCTGAAAGAAAAACTCCGCAAAAGCATCTAACGTAGGCTCAATATCCCCGAATACTTTTCTGCAAACAGTATCATGAAAGGCACTATCAATTTTTTCCCGCAGCCTACCGCAGATTTCAGCATTAAGTTTGGACGCTGCCAGCGATTTGGCAACTTGTTCCTGTGTAGAATCGGCAGGCATGGTTGAAATCTCGTCAATTTTTGACTGGTATTGCTCTCTGTTTGCCTCAAACTCTTGGACAATCTCAAGCAACTTATCCATAAAAGCGCTATCCCTGGAATCAAACGTAATATAGTCTCCGTTTTCATTGACCTGGACTTTCTTCGGCCCAGTCAATACAATCTTATCCGCCATTACTCTCCCTCCTTATTAACTGCGGCTGAAAACCGCTGAAAGTCTGTGACGTTCCCAAACACCCGTAGACACTCTTCTGAATCCGCTGTATCAACATCCAGGCGGAACAAGTCCCAGTTTCCTTCATTGACGGCTTTCCTGCGGTCCTCGCCAGGCCGCTCCAGGCGGGCAATCAGCTTTTCGCCGTTCCGCTTCATGGCGTCAATGCTTTTACGAATCGTGTCGCCGGTCAATTCCTGCTGCATGCCTAAAATATGGTGGTGTTTTGCGGCGATCTCCCCCACCACCCGCTCGGCCATTGGGCACCCCTTGACAGTGTTTAGTGCCTCCCGCAGTTCATCCTTGCTCACACTGTCGCGCATCTTCAATGCCTGGAGCACGGCAAGCTGCTCCTGGGTGGGGGCTTTTGCTGGCTTCTCCTCATAGGTCTGCCGCATAGCGTCCACAATGGCGTAAAGCTCTTTCGTGGCTTTCTGGCGGGCTTCCTCTACCAGCCCTTGCCGCATGTTGTCAATTTCCTGCTTTGCCGCCTGATAGTTTTCGCTATCCTTATACCGCTCCAGGTCCCGATATGCAGGGTCAAATTTTTCGTTGATTGCCTGCATTACTTTTCGGAACTCTTTAAGCAACTGGTAATACTTCTGCGTGTTTGTCATGTCCCGTCCTTCTTTCTGTTACACTAAAAATTCTACTTGAAACAGTGGTTTATGATAGCCCATGCTGTCTTTCATCAACTCTCTATTTGCGTCTTGCATTTCCCCAAATGCTGGAATAATCTGGTTATCCCATGTCTGCCGGTCAATTGCAGAAAAACAGTGTGGGCACTGATTAGCAAACTTGTCCTTGACTTGGTGCCCGTATACTTCCCATGTTCTCCCGCAGCTACATGAAATCTTTAGAAGTCCCACAAAACATCCTCCCTTCTATGCAGATAGTCCACGGCGGTAAATCAGGCCGTCTAACGCATATGCGCAGGCGTCGATGGTGTGGTTATCCTTGTCTGGCAAGCTAGATAGAAAGTTCCCATCTTTGTCCGTCTCGTAGCTGTAATTCACAAATTCGCGGTAGGCGTTGGGTGTCCTGGCCGGGTCTATCACAATCTTCCTGTGTTGCATCCACTTTGTACGGTATTCCACGCAACCCGGTTCCTTGTAGCAGGACATCGCCATCAAATCCATATCGCGCAGGTCAACAATGCTTTTGGGTTCCGCACAATCGCAGATAATATAGGCGCTGCTCTCTCTATACCGCTCACTCCTAACATCGAAAAACGTCGACTTATCATAATGCTTGGCCTTGATTTTTTCCGCTATGGCTCTATTTGACAGACCTCGTTCATAGATTTCATCCAGAAAGAATATCGTGTCGTGCTTGCGGTCGTAAGACACACGAAGAAACGCCATCGGGTCTACAGCAAAGCCAAAGTCAAGCCCCTGGTAAATGTACTCCATGTTCTTGATCTCTTGGTCAGTGATAGCTCTAATCTCCAGATTTGGAAATACCTCGCCGCCGGTTCCTGTTGGGTGCCCCAAATACTCATGCTCATAGGCTTTTGGATTCAGTTCCTTTAGCCGCTCCGCCTCGTATAGGAAACTATCTCCTAACCATTCCGGCGGTATCATGGTGTAGTTGGTCAATAAGGTGGCTGCTCTCTTATCTGGCTCCTGTATGAACACATTTGCCCAATTGTTCTTACTGATCGGCGGGTTGAATGTGCGGAACACAACAAATTTCGCCCCCTGGCCACGCATGACGGATTGTAGCACGTTCCGAGTAAAGTTCGGGCCGGGAAGCTCGGAAAACTCTTCAAACCAGATAAAGCGGAAAGTCCCCTTTTTCGGCTTGATGGATTTCAATTTACTTGCATCATCCAGCCCCCGGAAAATGATCTGCGCCCCCGTGGGTATGTACTCGTAGCGCATGGGGCTGACGGTTCCCCTCCACAAATGCCCCACACCCAGGGTATCAATGGCCCAGGAGATTTGAGAAAAAACGCTCTCCCGCATCGTCCCGGCCACAAGGCGGAACACAATCGCGTTGCTGCGGCCGGTGGTGTCCTTCATAATTCCGTTGACAATCTCCAGGGAGGCAAAGGAAGATTTGCAGGAGCCGCGTCCGCCTGGGAGGTTGTAATACTGGTGTGCTTCGGCCTCTATGTCCGCATGGAGCGGGAGATAGACCGGCGCTATATGCTGGCACACGTCCAGACTATCCAGCAGGGTGTAGGCCTCCTGGCGTTGTCGCTCCCTTACCCTTGCCGCCCTCACCTTCTGCCGGAGCCGGTCATAATACATCTTCATCACCCCCAGCCGTTTCCATTTCCTTCAAAACATCGTTAAACTCGGTAAACCGTAGACCGTAGTCAAGCAGGGTCTTTGCCGCTGATATTTGCGCCATGCTGTTTTCTTCATCGTCGGCCACGATCTGGGCCAGCCGGTCAATAGCGGCGGTTAAGTTCTGCTGTAACTGCCGTGTGGCCCCGTCCATAATCCCGGCGGCGGCTTTCTTATATGCGGCGGAAAATTCTGGGTCTTGTAAGTACCCTCTCAAAGTGCTTTCGCCAATCCCTGCGGCCCTTGCCGCCTCTGCCCGTGTACGGCTCACAAGGAGGGCTTGCAGGGCTTTTTCTTTGCGTGGTGTTATGGGTATCACCCCTTTCTTTCGTCGGTTTCTGTGGCTTTCTGGCGGGTTTAGTAGTATATTTTTAACTTCCGGCTATTCATCGGATGCCGCAGGAGCCGCAGGCCCTTGTGCTCTGCCGCCCTGACCGCGGCCCTGCTTGTGCTCATTCTGGCCGCTGTCTGGTCCAGCGAAAGGCCATAGCAATACCGCAATACCACCGCCTGCCGCTGCTGCTCCTGGAGGCCGTCAACAGCTCGGCGGACCGCCATCCGCCGCCGGTCCTGGAAGTCTCTTTCCGCAATTCCGGCGATCTCCTCACTGGCGGCGGGGTCCTCCAGAATATCCGCAAAAGTAAGACTCTCCCCGCTCTCGCTGTCCATAAATGGAGCATCCAGAGACAGCGCATGATGAATAGGGTCCCGCTTGTCTCTCTGTGTACGCATCCCCACCGCCTCTGTAAAAGCCCCCTTCAGTTTCAAACCGTACCATGTGAGGAATGCTCCTGCGGCGGGGTCCCAGCCCTCCAACGCATCCAGGAGGGCCAGAAACGCCACCTGTATGTAATCTTCCAGCACCATGCCTGCTCTCCCATCCATCGCCCTGCACCAGCGGTATGCCCGATCATGCGCAAACCGCCGCACGGCCTCCCATAGCTCCAGCCGGTCAGCTTGTCCGGCCTGCACCGCCGCCGCAATCTCATTCGTGGTCATTGTCAAAGCCGCCTTCCCGTGATAGAATGTATTTGACAAGTCCACACTCCACCACGGGACCGCTCTCATTCATTGGGAGCGGTTTTTTCGTACTCCATCCCCCACTTGAAGCCCTGAACAAAGGCCCCGCGCTCTGACTCTTGCACCAGCTTTACCATCAGGGAAACAAGCCCATTGTTCTGCTCTGTTGTCAGCGGCAAACTCTTAATGTAGTCGCTTAGTTCGTGGGACGCTGCGGCCATTTTCTCCGTTCGCTCGATCTGGATAGCTATATCCTGATCTCCCCAGGCGGTTTCAATCAATACGACATTATCCATTTCAATCTCTCCTTTTTTCTTGGTATAGGCGCATCCAATCCTGGAGGCGCATCGTCACCAGCCACGGCTCACGGCTGCGGCGGTGGAACAGGGTAGGTGCTCCATCGTGGAATTTCTCTGCATCCCTCATGGCCTGTTTCATGGCCTCCGGCACATTCAACCGCTCCACACGCTTCACCTCACAGTGAATGCCAGGAAGCCCCACCACATCAGGAACCGTCCCATAGTTTAAGGCTTGTCCGGGGTCCGCTTCATATCCATATGACCGGAAAATGTTTGCAAGCTCAATCTCTCCGGCTCGGCCCTTGCGTTGTGACCGTTTTCCACTCATAGCCGCAACTCCCGCAAAACAAAGTCGAAATAGCAATCCCATGCGCCGCTGCTTCTCAGCCTGGGGTCTCGCGCACCCCAGCCAACAAGCTCCCAAACATCGTTTTTTACACGCTCATAGACTGCAATCCGGTTATAGAATCGCTTGCGCTTATGTAAGCGCAAACCATCCGCGATTTTTCGTAGTTTCGGCTCAATCTCATAGAGCATATCCAACCGCCACGGCAACATATAGGTTATGTCCGGCTCTGGTACATCGCTCCACTCGTAAAGTTTTATCCCGGCAATTGCTTCCATACCGTTCTCCTTTCCTTGTTGTGTTGGGTGAATTGGGTGAGGTTGGGTGAGGTTACATTTTGAGGGAATCACCCAGCTAAATTCCTTGTGGCCCAATGGTTTGATGGTTTGGGTGAATTGGGTGAGTTAAAAATCACTAAAAGAAAAAAATAAATATGCAAATAGCTGCTGTGTACCAGCAAATAGCCCTGAGTACTATTTTTTATTTATTTATATAAAAGTTAATTCACCCAACTCACCCAATACCCTGTAAGCCTTGTGGCCCAATGGCTTTTTTGGGTGAGTTGATGGCAGAATTTAATTCACCCACCATTTCACCCAACTCACCCACGGCCAAAATTAAATATCTGCGCTTGTACATGGTGTTTTGGGAGTAGATACTGCGGCGCTCCGTGCAAAGCTCTCCGCGCATTTCTCCCGTCTCCTGGTGGGCTGTCTCTTACGATCTTTGCGAGGGCCTTTCCAACCTTCCTTGCATCTGCATTGATAATCGCCGCAAATTCCGCTGCCGACCACCATTCCCATTGGCTCGCGGGAATGCTGTAATCAAGCATTGCAGATATTTCCATCTCGTACTGCAAGCTTTGTTCAAATTCCCGGTTATCCACTTGCAGCTCTGCCATTTCTTTATCGGTCAGCCTGAATCCCTCTTTATCTGCCAGATACATTTGATATGTTTCGTACCAAAGCTGCGCGACAAAATGCCGATCAAGTGAAAACAGCGCCTTTTTGTCTATATTTTCGACATGGATTGTCCAATATCTGCGGTTGCCAGTATCGTCTTTTAAGTAGTCTGCCGGGTTGACAGTCCCGCAAAACGATGTGCGGCGCGGAGAGATTGTGTCTGTTCGCGCATACGGATATCTGATTTTGTCCTGCGCCCTTGTTACAAATGCCTTGATGCTGGATTGCTCTTTTTTTAAGGTGCTGTCCAATTCTCCAAGCTCTGTTATCCAACCGCTCAGAGCCGTCATGACGGAATCTTTGCTGTTAATGTCAAGCACGGCCCCTTCTACAAACCATTGTGGGAACGGGGACATTATGCGGAAAAAGCTGGTTTTTGCAAGCCCCTGCTCCCCCTGCAGCACAAGAATTCCATCCGCGCCAACAGGGTTTTGTTCATCATTTAGAGCAAGGGCAATACACTGTATAAACCACTTGCGAATGTACGTTTTATACTTTGGGCTAGTAACACCCAAAATTCTGTATACCTCCGGGAATCGGCTAATTTTATCCCATGTATCTTTCAGCAAATACTCCTTGACAGGGTTATATCTATTCCAGTCTGAAATACACACGAGATAATCATCTATCGTCTGCCGGGAAACGCCCTTGTACTTGCACGATCTCAAATAATCCATCAAATAAGCAGGAAGTACATTCGCTGCGTTTTCCCTTGAATAAACCTCTGGCAGTCCCGTAACCTCTGTGATTTTTAAGAGCTGGTTATAACGTACAGAAATGCCTAGATCATCAAGAGCCTGCCTTGTTGCTTCAAGTGTCAGCCTGCGATCTTCATTGTATGACTGGCTAGCCTCTTGGTTTTCCATGACAGAAGAGCCAAGAGGCCCCTGTTCCCATGCCTCCCCATCTTGCGCAAGTCTGAGAACTGCCAGTGTCCCGGCCTCGTCCCCCATGTACTCAATTAAGTCTGTGGTATCGCCCTTCTCTGGAAGCTCCGGCCATGCTTTTGTTAAGTCCAGTACCTTGACCTCTGCAGCGATAGGTTTCAGCGTGGAGGCCATGCGCTGCGCGTACTCTTTGCCGGGTGTGTCGTTGTCCTGAATGATGTACACATGCTTCCCGGAAAACGACGGCGCATATTCCTCTCTCCATTTGCTGTTCGCACCATTTGGAAGGCTGATTGCTGACTTACCCAGCCGCCTCCATGTGTCCACGTCCTTTTCTCCCTCAACAAGAAATAGATGCTCTGCAAGGTGATCTGTGGAAGGGTATAGCGGCGGGGCACTTTTGCCCCTGCCTTTCTTCCATGTGCTACCCTCCACATGGAACCAAATCCCATATTTTGACCCATCTGCCCGGCGATACATGACCTTTTTGATTTGCCCATCCGGATAGATATGTTCCCGTTCGACCTGCCCATAGTCCTGCTTCTTGGGCGGCTCCTGCATATTAAATTCCCGCTTCATCCACTTCACCGCCTCAGCGTTCGATATGCCAAGATACTTTGAAACAAGGTCAACGGAGTCCCCATGTTCACCGCAGCCGAAACATTTCCAGCCATCGGCGTACACCTGCAAGCTAGGGTTTTTGTCCCCAGCATGAAGGAAACACCGCGCCTTATTTTGTCGGTTCAATTCCAGCCCCAGGCGGCGGGCTACCGTGCGACAATCTTCCTTTTTCAGCTCGTTGAAGTCGATTGCCAATATCACACCTCCGCCCGTTCAATGGCCTCCGCTGCCCGTTCGATCTCTCGCGCCCTGTGGCGCATGGAGCACACAAACCGCTCCTTTTCTCCGGCGTTTTCTGCCAGATAGTACCCTGTTGAACAGTCTGACAAAATAGGGGCACCCGCCAGCCTTTCAGCCGCGATCATACGGCGAATATTGCGGCCCTTCATTCCGGTCATGGACTTAATGTGGGAAAGCGGAACGGCGTTCCCCTGCCCGTGGCTCAAAAGATCAGCAATCCGCATAAGCGCCCCCTGTTACCATGCGCTCCAGTTCGTCTAAGTCCACGAGCGGGCTTTTCCCCCCATCAAAACTTCTAATTCTCCCTGCCTTCACCCATCGGCGCAAGCCGGTAATGTTAATGCAGGTGTTTGGGTCCTTCTGCTTCATTTCCTCCACCGCTTTAGGAATTGTTCTAATTCTTGCCATTGCATTAATCTCTCCTTTGCAAAAAAATAAGGGCCACCACCAGGCTCTTGCCTGATAGCGACCCCGTTCGGCCCTTCTCATTCACCGTTTAGAATGAGGAGTTTCGCAAACCATTATCTGACAAAAACCGGCTCAATGGCTCACGAAAAAATATTTTATTATATTTTGATTATACCATATATTGATAGAAATTGCAATATTTTGTTTGTGTTTAGGCCTTTTTTCTTCTCAAAATCACATCCGCAACACATTCCGTTGCATTCCTCTTTGCGTCCTCGATTATGTGGCTGTATGTGTCGGTTGTCATGCTGGTCTTTGCATGTCCTAACATCTTGGACACAGTTACAATGTCCACCCCGTTAGCAATCATAATGGAGGCAAAGGAATGTCTAAATGCGTGTGGGTTAATATGGGGGAGATTGTGACGGGCTGAAAATCTCTTTAACCAGCTTTCAACTGCCGCTCTCGATATAGGCTCTCCTGTGTCTCTCGTAAAAACGTAACCACAATCTTGCCACATATCACCCATATTTAGACGCCGTTCTGCTTGCCATGCACGATACCTGCGCAATAGTGTCGCTGTTTCATCTGGAATAGAAACATACCTCGTGTTTCTAGTCTTTGTCGGCCCTTCGTAAGTCCCGATTTTGTGTGAATAGTTCAAGCTGCTATCAATTTTGATTTGCCTATTTTCAAAATCTATCTTGCCCCATTTCAGCCCCACTATCTCACCCAGGCGGCAACCGGTCACGATGAAAAGGTGTATCATAGTGCGGTGCTTGATGTCCTCTGTCTCCAGGGCATCCAAAATTTGCTCTACCTGCTCCGGTTGAAAATAGTTCGGTTCCCTTTTTTCTGGAGAGGGTGAGTTTGCTTTTTTAGCTGGATTATATGGAATGAGCATTTCCTTTTCTGCCTGCGACAATACGCGCGAAATAAAAGCGTGGTGTAGTCGGATAGTCTCAGGAGAAAGCGGTTCGCTCTTTCGATCACTCTTAAACATTTCGGAAAGATTTTTCCCCCAAAAATGAGCGACGCGCCGAGCATATTCTATCCCAACGTAATCCCCGTTAAAAATTCTTTGTACCATCCTTCGAGATATGCCGCACTCTTTTGAAAATGCGTTCTGAGATAAACCTTTTTCTTCTGCCAACTTTTGAAAATTTACCTTTGGCGCCATCATCATATTATCTCTGTCTCTAACTCCTGGCTGTCCCAGTTGCCAGTAAAAGGCGTTTAGATGTTGTGGCCTTATTTCCCGTAACTTCATATGCCCAATAGCGGGAGAGATGCGCCGCAAGAAATACTCGTAGTGTTCTATGGAGCTTCTTGATACGCCATTCCTCTCCTGCAATTCTATAACATACTTTGCATATTGATCGAAAGTTTGCCGATTATCGGCCTGATAGCCCAACTCAATTTCTCGCTCGAAGTCAAGCGCTACTCTCTTTACCTCCCGCTCCATTTGGCGGGCTGTCATGGGCCGGTCTGGTGTCCATGTCTTGAAATAGCGTATCTGCTTTCCATGACTATCCCGGCCACGGGTAACGGTGATCTTGAAGCCAGTTCCCGTCTTTCCATCAATTTTCTTTATGCTTGCCATGTCTCACACCCCTTCTTTCTCAGTGCTTGCCATAGGGAAGGAGTCATGATAAAATAGATTTGCCTCCTTCTATGGGCGGTAAATAAGGCAATCGGGTTATTGCTTGTCACGGCGGCCCGGTTGTCTTACTTTTTATTGAGTTCGGCCTTCACCGACTGAATACCTCTTTCAATCACAGTAACACGCGGGACATGAAGTGCCTCTGCACACTCTTTTAAGTCCTGTGCCGTCTGTTGTGAAATACGGATATTCATTTTTATGCTTTTGGGATTTTGGGTTTTTGGCCGTCCTGTTCGTGGCGACACCTTTTCACCTCCTAACATTTCGCCTCTACAATAATTATATATATTGCCTCCACAAAAAGTCAAGGGAAATTTTTTTGTTTATGCAGGTCGGTCCCTGTTCCAATCCTCAGCCTCCACAATAATCTCGCCTTTCCATCCGCACCGACTCCCGTCCATGCGACGCTCCCGACATTGGGTCAATACTCCATGACATTCGGCCCCATACTGGAGGGGAAGCAGCTTTTTACCACAGAGAGGGCAGCAATACCACCATCGCCCATTGATCTCCTTTATCATTCGTTCAATACTCCTTTTTCGCCGTTGTGCGCCAAATGTGCGCCACGGTTTTTTTGTTCTAAACTTTTTTTTCAAGTTTATGCCAGTATTCAAGCATATACTTGCTTTTATATAACTATATGCTTGATTATTGGCATACAGTTACGTAATCGTAATGTACTGATCGGCGGACTTTTCGTTGTACTGTCCATATTCCGCCTCTTCGGGAGACACGCCCCACAAGCCAACACCCACTTGCGGAACTGCGGTGAAAGTGATCTTATCCTCCGGATAGAAGCGATGCGTCGTCTCGGTGCCGTCCGCCTTCTGAGTCTTATATCGCAGATCATAGGTTGTAATGGTCCCAAACCCGAAGAGCTGCGAGAACAGGCCACGTAGACGCTCGCTGGGAACATAGGTCCCCTGTCCAACAGAACCAAAGATCAGGGTCTGAATGCCCTTGTTGGTCGCTAACTTACGGACTACCTTGTTAGAGGTAATCGCCTCGTTGATGGTGTACCCCATCTCAGCGGCTTGGTCCACAATGGCTTGAATCTGTCCAACGATATCTGCATCCGCAGAGAGGTCTAAATCAAAGGACAGGTTTTCGGCAGGAACTTTATAATCAACGGTCATCTTCAAACGATTCTCATTGACGTTCATCTTGCCGGTGGCAAGCACGTCCATCTTTGCAACCTCAGTACGGACCTTCACTGCATCCGCCATCATCCGCATGTCATCAAAAACATAGCGCACAATGGCGGCATCAGCATACACTCCGGATTCACTCAGGAGCCGAATACGTTCAGTCTGGTTGATCTTGCGCTTAATCAGCAGCTTTTCGACCTCCATCTTGTCAAAGGTAGGCCGGGACCCGATCTCCGCCTCCGTGTCAAAGGCGTGGACGGTAGCCATCACGGGCAGGGTAGCGCCATTGGCCAGCCGCATATATTCCGCCTTGAGGTTTTCAGTCTTCTGATCGGGGAAAAGCCGGTCGCCCAGGTATGCAGGACGGGCAACGGACAGGTTCTGAGAAAAGTCCAGCCTGTCAGCATCGGAAATCAACGTTAAAATATCAGCCATTTGTCAATCCTCCTTGTTAGACGCCTGCGGAAGTCCAGACGGGATAGAGCTTTGCATCCTTGGTCATCTTGACCGATGTAACCGCAGGCCCGCCGCTGGAGAGCGCCCATCCGGTTTGTGTATTGCTCGCTTTAGTCAGCGGATAATCGGTTGATACAGGGGCATAACTGCCCTCCTGGTATTCATGGGTATCAACCGGAGGCGTGCCTGTACCATCGTCCTTTTCATAGGTCAGGCAATATCCCCTGGTAACTTCGGGCGCATCCGCAAACACAATCCCAGCCGTTTTCAGCGGTGTCTCGGCGGCACTCTGGATATTCAGGCGTTCTTTCAGAACACGGCCAGCCAGCATGACGCTCCCTTCGTGGTCTCCGTGGGTGACATCCACATCGTCAAAAACGATACCCACGGCGCTCCCATCATTGGACGGGAACACAGTTCCGGCGGCAACAATTTTGTTTCCATACTCATCCGCCACGCCCATAGAAGCTGGAATCTGATAGGTTTTCAGGACAAGCCCAACTTCGCTTTCCAGGAAGTTCGGCCGAAAAGTGCCATTCACTCTGTAAAAATGAGACATTCGTTTCACTCCTTCGTAGTATTTTGAGTTGCGTACATTTGATTGAACTGCTTGGCGTACATGGCTCCTTTGCTCTCGTGAGCAGGAGGCCCGCCAGGGCCAACAGGCTTTACAAACGACGGGGCGGGCTTGTCTCCCTGGAACGCAGCTGGGTCGCTATCTTGCTGCGCCTTCAGGTAATCTTCAAACCCTTCCAGAGCCCCGTTTTTGAGCGTCAGGCGGTTGGCGGTAAGGTCCGCCACAAACGCCTTTTCCGCAGCTTTAGAACTGAACTTTACACCCTTGTCGGCAATCGCATGATTGACAGCATCTGCATAGTCACGATCTGCAATCTGCTTCTGATACTGCTCTGTCTCCGTGGTGTACTTGGTCTGCAGGTCAGCTAACTGCTGCTTGATGCCATCCACATCACCGGCAGATTTTTTTAACTTCTCAATATCCGCATCTCTCTGTGAAAGTTGTTCCTGAGACGCTTCAAGGTCTACCTTTGCTGTATCTGCCGCCTTTTTATATCGTTCAATGTCTTTCCCGTTGATCGCCAAAACCTTTGTCGCTTGTTCCTCTGTCAGTCCAATTTCAAGCAGTTCTTCTGTTTTCATGCGTTCTCCTTTGCGGCTAGGCTTTTTAGGTCGTTGCCGTGACCTACCGCCCCGCACTTTTAGGCTTGCGGATAGCCAAATTTAATTGAATCTCCCGTAGTTTAGCGACTTCGGGTCGGTCAAAAGAAAAAGGGTCAACCACCGAGAAATCCTCGGTAGTTGACCCCAACGGTCCTTCCCCGGCCCCTATCGGTCGGGGGAGCGATATACTGTTTTTTTCTTTTCCTCGATGATGAGAAATCCACTTTCTTTTTTTCGAATAATCGCGTCATTCCCACGGTCAAGAATGGCCCCAATTATGGCCCACGCTTTAATAGTTTCTTTGTTTGTTTTTTCATCCAATAATCTCGATGCGCTCAATCTCGTCCTCCGTAAATCCAATCAACAAGCCGTGTTCATTCTCCACATCGAACTCCAGAAATTCATTTCCATCATCATCAAAATCGTAGTCATACCCATAGAGTTCCCCGGTCGTTACACGTCCACTTGTGGAAAAAACTTTAATTTTCTTCCCAAAGTAAATCGTGGGATCGTTAATTATCATTTTTTCCACCCCCCTGAAAACGGAACACCATGCGTACCGCTTTTGCTGTAATGGATTTTGATGCTTCTTGCAATTATTATATCACCGTTTCTGTTAACTGTATAGCCAATTTCTTTTCCGGCATCAATAATTTCTGTGTTTTTCCACTTTGTAAAATCATCTGTAAGATTGATTTTTCCGCTACCTGCCTTCGCGTTTATGATCGCTTGCAACTCCTCCACAGAAACCGTTATCACGCTTCTGCCCGGTGTAGCAGTGCCGGCCATATGCCGCGCCTGTTTCTCCGGATTGATCTCTAATGGATATTCACCGTTGCGGATCGCCTGCCTGATTGGCGCTTCTGCATCACGCTGCACTTTGAGTGCCGAGGCGGTTTGTTCGGATTCAATATCCGTATAGGTAACCTGCATCCTTTCCCGCTGCAATGGCAAACCCGCAGCTTCGCTAAAATCTCTGTATTCCTTGTTCAGACGCCGGATGCGGGCTGTCACCGTCTGGGCGTCCTCTTCAAGCCCTGCCGCCTTATATGCAGTCTGTTCCCGCTTCAGCTTTCGGATGGTCCGCTCGATCTGGCGTTGCTTTTGTGTAGCTTCATAAGCTGTATAACGTTTGCCCTCAAACTCCACATCATGCCCGTCGTCAATGTGTTCCAGTTCTTTGTCGGTATACGTCCGCTCCATCACGCCGTCTACAAAAGCGGTCCTGATATGACGGCAGTTGGCTCCCTCTAAACCATCCACATAGCCAAGTCCGCATACTTCATAGATACTTGGGTATTTGTCTCCGGTTCTAACAGAATACACCCGGCCCTGCCACGCTTTATGGTTCTGCCATCCAGTACCTTGATCTCGTGCCCCGATGTGGGCTGATACTTCAAAATATGGCGTTTCTAAGTATTCCGCACTCTGCTCCGTGTATTTGGCACAGAGCTGGGAGACGCCCGTCATCACTGCTCGGCGGGCTGCTACGTCGATTTGGTCCCAGTGTCCGCTCTCATAAGCCACGATCTTGATGCCGCTGTCTGCAAGCTGCTTAACAGTATTTCTAATAGCTTGGTTATAGCTGACTGCTCCGCTCATAACCTGCATCTCCGCGTTATCCAGCGCCCATTGATAAGCACGGGCTGGTGTCAGCATCGTCCGCCCACTGTCCACCAGAAAGCCCATGGATCGGGTCAGGTTGCTGACCTCTCTTTGTGCCTGCGCCGTAATCGCGGCAATATCCATAGCGCTTACCAATGTCTCAGGAGCCGTCATCCCCGCAAGGTCTATGACCTCTTTGTAATACCGCTGGTTACGTTCCACCACGTCCTCCAGCAGTCTATTGAGCCGTTGCTCGCTGATATTGGCCGTTCGCTGGATGGCCCTCTCTATCTCTTTTAGGCCAATTCCATGTGACCGCAGAGCCCGGATATCCTGCACCGTGACCTCATTCAGTTCTCCGGCCAGTTTCAGACGAGAGCATATTTCATCAAGGAGCGTCTCTTCCAGGCTTCGGAACAACTCCGCTAATTCTTCCGGAAGCGCATCCAAAACTTCTGGAGAAAACGGGTATCTCATTCAATCTCATTCTCTCCTTCGTTCGTCATGTCCTCCATTTTCGGCAGCATTTTCTTGGCTGTGGCCTCGTCCTCTCCATACCATTTTGCCCGGTATTCCCAATCATTCATCACGCCCATGGAAACATCCTGCCGGTCGTTAGCCCGCTCCTTTTCCTTTGCGTCAGCGTCATCAAGAACGCTGTCTCCCCAAGAATAGGTGACTTCATAGCCTCCAGCAGGCGCCAGATTGTACAGTGTAGCATACACGTCCATGGCATAGATCAGGCTGTCAAAGGTATGCTGCAGCGCTTTTTGAATGCTATCGATAGTGATAAACATCCGCTGTTTGCTGTTGCGAACCTCTGTCGCCGTCTTTTCAACACTTTGTGGGTCTGACAGCGTGCCATAAGAGAGGCCAACCTGGAACTCAATTTGTTTCAGAATATTTTGCAGCCCTCGATAAAGCGGTTCGTCCCGAAAAGAGGGTTCAAACTGTTCAAAAAACTTGCCGTCCTTGGAGAACGGAGCAATCTCAAACAAGCGTTTGTCGAAGTCCCTTGCTACTGTTTCTGTAGCGTCCATAAATATCTTTCTCTGGCCGCTCTTGTACTCCCACCGGATCAAATCCCACTGCTCGTCCGCTCTTTGGATGAGGTCTACCGCGGACCCTCCATATACGGACACACCGGTTTTATCATCGGTGTCCACATTGTTTGACTGCGGGGGCTTAAAATAGGCAAAGAGCGGTCCTTCCAGGTTTTCTATCTTGACTTCTGGCGGGATATCCGCCCAATCCGGAACCTCATTCAAAGCGGCTGCAGGTCCCACGGAGCCGCCGCTGTCGCTGCGGTATGCTTTGTTTTGGATGGTGTATGTAGTACCCTCTAAGTTGTGGTATTCCAGCCGGACATAGTATTTATCATTGACCTGTGCTTTTTCGCGGAACACGCCTCCAACACAGGTACCAGAAGCATCAAATTTTGTGGGCTGAAACGCTGCCGCGCTGGTTCCGTCCACCAAAATACGGTTTCCATAAACATACGGTTTCAGCGCAATACCACCTGTTGCAAGCCCAAGCTCAAGCTGCTGCAGAAACCTTTCTTGTGCTGCCTGAAACTGTTCGTTGTGGTAGTCCGCCCTAGCACTACCCGCAATACTTACTGTGAGTTCCGCCAGCGTCGGGCGGGCAATCTCTCTACAAATCGCGGCTGGCAGCCCCATCGGAACCACAGGAGGAACCGCCCAGGGCGGCCGGTTGACATACATAGCAAACCACAGGTTGATGTTCCGCTCCATTGTCTGTCCCGTGGCAGGCTTAACGCCAAACTCCCGCTGAGTCACCGCCTGCGGAAATATGAAGTTTTTCAAGCGGCCCAACCAGCCGACAAAAGCACTCATGCGATCTCTCTCCACATAATGGTGTTACAAAAATAGCGCATCTGGTCCATTGAGTGATCTGACTCTTTAATGACTTTGTCTTCCCCGGCATCTCCATCCCACATGTAGGATTGAAATTCATGGAACGTGTTCTCGCAGCTCTCGTGAAACTTGATCCGTCCGGTTTGCAGCAAAGTTGCCGTCAGCCGTATTCCATCCAAAACAGAATTATCCGCATCCCACACGGCAAACTTCCCATGTCGATGGATGCACTCTTTGAAACTTGCCGCAGAAGGGTCAACGATCACACGTTCGATCTTCTTTCCATCCGCGAAATTCTCCAGGTCCTGGTAATACTCTTCATCGGTCTTCTGCTTTCGCTTCGCACGGCTATCATAGTAATACTCTTTCAGCATAATGGCCTCTCCGCGATAAACGCGCCACAGCCCCATCGCTGTTGGATTTTTCGTGCCGTAATCAATGGAAATATAGAATAGGCCCGGTCCATCTGGATTTCCTTGAATAACATGCTTGTCCATGCTGAACATAGGGTAGACAAGTCCCTCTGCCAGCGCCCATTCTCCTAATATGTACCGATCATAAAATACCGTTCCGGCGTACTCTTTTTTTAAATCTTCAACAAATTTTTTTGGCAAAAATGGGTTATCATCAATGGTATATGTCTGGCTGAATATATCCACATCACTGTCAAGAAACTGTTCCAGCCAGTGTCCGGGATATTGCGGATTGAAGGTACCATCAAAGCAAGAATACTCTTTATCTAGGCGGCTTTTCAGAAGTTCAAATACCTCTTCGCTCCAGTCGGCCACCTCATCCCCATAGCAGTATTTGATGGATGCGCCACGAATTTTTGATACTTGGGAAACCTTCTCAGCTCCCAGGCAATAACATTTCTCTCCAAACAACCATGCTGTGTTGTCACTGGAAATTGAGCCAACCAGCGTGTCTCCATAAAGGTTTCGCATCGGCTCCAACACATTTCGCTCAATGGTGGACTTTGTTACTCCCAAAATAACCGACAGCCCATCTTTCCCAATTCGCTCCCGGATGCGAATCGGAATCATCCAGCGGAAGTCAAGATAGGTCTTTCCGCTTCGTGTGGCTCCTCCCTTGAAGTTCCACCGCCTATTTGCTTTTAAAACAAATTCACGTTGTTTCGGACTTAACAGCATCCTTGAACTCCTTCAAAAGCCCGTCCAGTTTGTTCAGGCTGTCGTTTCCGCTTGCTGTGTTCTTTGTGGCTTTATCAACGATGATCCCGAAGGAAGTCGCAATTTGAGACAAACCAGCATCGTCTATCTTTTCAGGGTCCGTTAGTGCCATCAGATGGAGATCAATAGCCTCCTGCATCTTCTCTTTACGGGAATCCATAAAGGCAAGCATATCCAACGTATTCTGTTTCTTTTTTTGTTGCGCTTTTTGGAAGAATCCTTCGCAATTCAGCACAATACGTTTTACCGTGTCCTTTGATACACCATTCATCTTTGCCGTGGCGTTATAACTCTCGGTTTCCAGATAATCAGCCACTATTTTCTTTTTCTGGCGATCTGTCAGCCGTGCAGCCATAACACCACCTTCCTGTCAACTATTCTTATAGTTCCATATTGGGGTAAACTTTTTCCCACACGTTCACGTGGTAAGTATTGACTTCGCCATAATTGGCATCGAAAATCTTTTTAACTCCATATCCCTGTCGTTGGCTTTCGAGTTTGAGCTTCCGCCAGTCAAAAACCTTATATGATACTCCATTCAAATGTGCTACTCGTTTGATGGAATACCATTCCTTGCTCCTATCCAGCTCTGTCTCCAGCGCCTTTCTCTTATCCTGTTCGTCTCTTAGCGCAGTAAGCAGTTTGATGCCAAACTCCGGAGAGTTTATCATCTTATCGATCGTGTCCGAGGTCATGTAAGCCCCGTGCTTGCGAATGCTGGGTAATACCTCACTCGTCACCCAGCGCTTGAACTTCTTGGCCCCGGGAAGCTTGCTGGAAAGGACGAGGGAATACAGGCCGCTCTCGTTGATAAGTACAATCGGTGTCCCGTTGACGCTGAACGTTTCGTTCACCGTCTTATCCTCATCATCAACGTGGTCACGGATTGCCTTTTGTGGGTTCGTGTAACCCAGTGCTAATGCCACATCCTTACCAACCAGCAATGGCTCCCCGTCCAATCCCACAGTACGAATCTCCCCAAACTCAGGGTTGTTAAAAATCATCAAGTCGTTCATGGATATACCGCCTTTCTGAATTTTCGTTTCCACCATTTATGTTGACCCAGGGAAGAGGAGTAAGGTGGCACCTCCCTTTTCAGCCCGTCGGCCTATCCCCGGTATTCAACCATTTTTCGAGAGGCGGCGGGATATTACCCCGCCATGCGTTTCCTCCCATTAGTCCCACCCCCGTCTCGTGCAACTGCGGGGCGGCATATTTGAGCGGGTGAGGATTTGCACCTCACATTGGGGCACGCTGGACGCGCCATTACGCTTTGTCTGCCCCTTACAGTGTCAGCGTTACCTATTCCGCCACCGCTCAATGGTTTATCTACTGCACCTCCGACCAACTCACACCGCATCTATCCACAACTCTGCTGCGTCTATCTGCGGTTTCTCGCAGTAGATAATGGTGCCACCGCCCGCCTCATGCGGCGAGGAGAGGCATATAATACGATTTCCGATCCCCACCCAGAATCCTTTGTGCCGCAATACTTCCCGGGTTTTTCACAAGCAAAAACGGGCATTGTGAGGCAATTTCGATCCCCACTTTTTGTGCGCTTCCCGCTTAATTGTCACACCATCAATCAGTCAGCTACATGCCATTCGGCGGTTCACTGTCCTACGGCAGTTTTCAGCGGGCATTGTCATTCTCTCTGAGGACTTGCGCTACGCTCAGATCATCCGGGAGCGACCCGGCCTCTGGTGGAACATCGCGGCCCTGCCCCGCTTTAGCACTTAGAGCAACGTGCCCTTCGCTTGCTGTGACCTCCCCGTTTTTGGGGTGCCTATGTTCCGCATGCCCCCGTCTTTCCGGGGTGTCAGCTCCGTGGCCTTTGGAGCAGGCTTCATTTATGCCTCGCGAGGAGATCGTAAATTGCCGCATGGAGGGTGCGACCCTCCGGCCCGGATGCGTGGGCTGATTCACTCGTGCGGCATAGGAGGCCCGGAGGCGGAGGCGGACCCCCGGGCAGAGGGGAAAAGGAGTGGGAGTGCAGAGATACGCCCCCACACTCCCATT